CTTGTATTTGACATTGAAGCCAACGGCCTTAAGCCTACAAAGGTCTGGGTAATTGTAGCTACGGAACTGGACACCCGTGAGACGCATACGTTCTCAGGTGACACGCTCCTGTCGTTCAACGATTACATCGCAGGTCTTGGAGAGTGTGAGATCATAGGTCACAACATCATTGACTATGACATCCCTGTCCTTGAGCAGTTGTTAGGAACGGACTTCAGCAAATGCAAAGTGACCGACACATTGGTCATGTCGAGACTGGCTAACCCTTCACGGGAAGGTGGTCACTCGCTACGTAACTGGGGCGAGAAGTACTTAAACCAAGCTAAAGGAGATCATAGTGACTGGGATAATTATTCGCAGGATATGGTGGACTATTGCGAGCAAGACGTTAATGTTAATGTGCTGGTGTACAAGAGATTACTTCTTGACCTTGCAGATTTTGGAGCTGAAAGCATTAGCCTTGAACATCAAGTACAAAGCATTGTATCACAGCAGATTAAAACAGGCTGGCTCTTAGATCAAGAGAAAGCATTCGTATTACTAGCAGAACTGAAGGAGAAGAAGAATGACCTTGAAGACGAAGTGCATCAGACTTTCAAACCGTTACCAACATTTGTCAAAGAGATTACCCCCAAGATTAAGAAAGATGGTACGTATTCGGTTGTTGGGCTTAAATTTCTAGGCGAACAGTGGACTACCGCAGTAGCTCCCTTCAGCCGTCTTGACTACCCAGAGTTTAACTTGGGTTCACGGCAGCAGATAGGGCGATACCTCCAGTACTTTGGCTGGAAGCCTAAGCAGTTTACTGAGACAGGACAAGCCATCGTAGACGAGGCGGTGCTGAGTACAGTGAACGGAATACCACAGGCTTCTTTGATAGCTGAGTACCTGATGATACAGAAGCGTGTCGCACAGGTGCAGAGCTGGCTAGAAGCAGTCGAGGACGACGGTAGAGTACACGGGTATGTGAACACCAACGGAGCAGTGACAGGACGCATGACGCACTCTAGTCCCAATATGGGACAGGTGCCTGCAGTCTACTCACCCTACGGCAAGCAGTGTCGTGATGTGTGGACAGTGCAGGAAGGATACAAGCTAGTCGGTATGGATGCCAGCGGTCTTGAGCTACGCATGTTGGCACACTACATGAACGATGAGGACTACACAAATGAGATACTCAATGGAGATATACACACGGCAAATCAGCTGGCTGCGGGCCTTGACACTAGAGATCAAGCTAAGACTTTCATCTACGCTTTCCTGTATGGGGCCGGAGATGCCAAGATCGGAAGCATCGTTGGTGGAACTAGAAAGGACGGTCAACGACTTAAGGAAAAGTTCCTCGCAAATACGCCAGCTCTTGGAGAGTTACGAACACGAGTTGGAATGGCGGCTACAAGAGGCTATGTTTATGGCTTGGATAAGCGAAGGATCACCATACGATCAGAACACGCTGCATTGAATAGCTTACTGCAGTCAGCCGGGGCCATCGTTATGAAGAAAGCCTTGTGTTTACTGCACGAATATGCTATACTATGGGGTATAGACTTTAACTTTTTAGGGAACATTCACGATGAAATCCAGACAGAAGTCAGACAGGAGAAGTCAGAGGTTTTCGGAAGACTGGCAGCAAGCTGTGTTGAAGCTGCGGGCCTCCACTACGAACTCAACTGCCCTCTCGCCGGAGATTACAAAGTCGGAACCAGTTGGGCAGACACACACTAAGTGTAGAGATTGCAGTGTAACACTTACTGAGGATAACTGGGCACCTTCCTTTAGGAAGAACAACAATGCAACGTGTAAGTTTTGTTATCAGACAAGACACAACTTAAAAAACTGTAAACTTTCAAACCCTGATAGGATGTTCGTTAATGGTAAATACATATCAAAGAAACATCCTCTATATAAATCAGGCAACTACAAAGGATTTGAGGAAGCAGCCTTTAGTTCCTTAGAGAACTTTAAGGACAGTACACAAGGCGAGGTGTACGTCATCACAAACCCAGCGTGGCCTGAGTGGGTCAAGGTAGGAATGGCAGTAGAATCAGCGGATAGGCTCAAGAACTACCAGACATCCTCACCCTTCAGGGACTACACCATTGTTTATACCTACGAGGTAGACGACAGGAGAGCAGCGGAGTCAGCAGCACATGTAAGACTAGCAAAGGAATGTGACAATATCAACGAGTGGTTCAGGTTGCCACCCCCGATAGCAAACGAACTAATACTGGAAGTGATACATGAGTACTAATAAAACAACGGACAATGTAGTAGCGGACATCTACGCACTGATGGAAAGCAAGGATGCTGACCCATCTGTAGATGTAGAAGCAGAGATAGAGAAGTTCGGAGAAGGTGTCAAGGCACTGATGCGTACTGAGTTTGGTCGGGAGAAGCGAGAGGATAACCGGAGGCTACGCCTCAGTAATATTGGCCGCACTGACCGCTACCTCTGGAACCACTACAACGGCACAGCTGGTGAAGAACTTCAGCCACATACCTATGTCAAGTTTATGTACGGTCACTTGATTGAAGAGATGTTGTTGTTCCTGACACGTATGGCTGGACACACAGTAACTGAAGAGCAGAGGGTTTGTAAAGTTGAAGGCATTGTGGGTCACATGGACTGCAAGATTGACGGTGTTGTTACTGATGTCAAGTCAGCAAGCAGCTTTGGGTTCAAGAAGTTTAAGGACGGCACACTGGCCAACGATGACCCCTTCGGTTATATTGATCAGATCAAAGCCTACGCCCATGATTGTGGTGAGACACAGGTAGGCTGGCTAACGATGGATAAAGCCAACGGTCACTTGACTTACTTGAAGTATGACCTTGAGAATGTAGAGAATGAAAAGCTCAAGGAACCTATTGTTGATAGGGTTAAGCACATCAAGCAGCTGGTTGAAGGGGATGAACCAACAGAGTACTGTTATGATCCAGTACCTGATGGCAAGTCAGGCAACATGAAGTTAGCGATGGGCTGTTCTTACTGTCAGTTTAAAGAACACTGCTACCCCAACATGAGGGTCTTCGCTTACTCCTATGGGCCTAAGTATTTAGTAGACGTAGTAAAGGAACCCAAGGTACAGGAGGTAATGCCAGATGAAGAGGGCTTTTAGGTCAGGACTTGAGAAGGACTTATCAGAGAAGTTAGATGGACAGTACAAGTTTGAACCTTATGGCATACCGTACACAGTACACAAGAAGTATCTACCGGACTTCGTACACGAGGACAAGGCAATACTGATAGAGTGTAAAGGGTTCTTCAGGGTAGGTGACACACAGAAGTACACAGCCATTAGAGATTCAATGCCTGAGTGGGAGTTAATCTTTGTGTTGTCAAACCCTAACAAGAAGGTACGCAAGGGCGGTAAGATAACGATGGGAGAGTGGTGTGACAAGGAAGGGTTCCAGCATTACACTGTAGAGACAGCCAAGGATATGACACGGTACATCAAAAGGAAGAAAGTATAATGGCCATGACACTAGAGGAACTAAAAGAAAAGATGGTGTTACAGTTAGATGAGGAGCTACTGTGTGAGCTGTTGTCTATAACACCGACTGATTTAGTGGAAGCATTTGAACGTAGGATAATTAGAAACTTTGACAGAATAGCAGAGGACTTTGATGATGAGACTTAATGACGCAACACCAGCACAGTGGGATGCCCTGAGAAAGCAAGCACCTGCTATTGAAAAGCAGAAGACAGGACTAGAGGCTTGGATGCAGGCAGCTCACGAAGAAGCTGAAGAGATTATGGACAGTGTTAACAGACCCACCCACTACAACACTGGCAACATAGAGTGTATTGAAGCTATTGAAGAGTCTATGTCTTCAGTGGCATTCAAAGGCTACCTCAAGGGCAACTGCATGAAGTATTTGTGGCGCTATGACTACAAAGGTAAGCAGGTAGAAGACCTACAGAAAGCTGGCTGGTACTTACAGAAGCTAACAGCAATGGTAACAGAGGAGAACACATAATGGATCAGTATCAACAGTTTATACACAAGAGCCGCTACGCACGATGGCTACCTGAACAGAAGCGCAGAGAGCGTTGGGACGAGACAGTCAACCGTTACGTAGACTTCTGGAAAGACCGTGGACAGATAGACGAGAAGACAGCGTTAAAGTTATTTAACTCTATACACAACATGGAAGTTATGCCTAGCATGCGCTGTATGATGACAGCAGGTGATGCTCTGGCAAAGGATAACGTAGCTGGATTTAATTGTAGTTACTTAGCCATTGACTCACCGCGTAGCTTTGACGAGCTGATGTACGTGCTGATGTGTGGTACAGGTGTAGGCTTCAGCGTAGAGCGCAACTTCATTACCAAGCTACCTGTTATTGCAGAGACCTTTCACAAGACTGACAGCACCATTGTTGTAGCTGACAGCAAGATAGGCTGGGCATCTGCATTCCGTGAGCTGATAGCTATGCTGTATGCTGGTAAGATACCTGCGTGGGACATGAGCCGTATACGTCCAGCAGGAGCTAGACTGAAGACCTTTGGTGGTAGAGCTTCAGGGCCTGAGCCTTTGATTGATCTGTTCAACTTCTGTGTAGAGATATTCCAGAAGGCAGCAGGACGCAAGCTAACCTCTATTGAGTGCCACGATGTTGTATGTAAGATAGCTGACATTGTAGTGGTAGGTGGTGTGCGTAGATCAGCTCTAATCAGCCTCTCTAACCTGTCTGATCCACGTATGGCGAAGGCTAAGTCAGGTGACTGGTGGAGGCATGAAGGCCACCGTAGGCTTGCTAACAACAGCGTAGCGTACACTGAGAAGCCAGACTTTGAATCCTTCTTAGGCGAGATGCAGAACATGTACGAGAGTAAGGCGGGTGAGCGTGGAATCTTTAGCCGTATAGCAGCTCAGAAGATTGCAGCACGTAACGGTAGGCGTGACCCTGATCAGGACTTTGGTACTAACCCATGCTCAGAGATTATCCTACGTAGCAATCAGTTCTGTAACCTGTCAGAGATTGTTGTACGTCCTGATGACACACTGGCTAGTCTCAAGAGTAAGGCAGAGATGGCTGCTATCATTGGTACACTACAGGCTACCTTGACAGACTTCAGATACCTGCGTAACTGCTGGAAGAAGAACACTGAAGAGGAAGCACTACTGGGTGTCAGCATGACAGGCATCATGGATCACTACCTGCTGAGTAAGGGAGAGTCTAAGGACTTAGGCAAGTGGCTGGAGGAAGTACGAGATGTTGCTGTGGATACAAATAAGAAGTGGGCTGAGAAGCTTGGCATTAACCAGTCTGCGGCTATTACGTGCGTTAAGCCTAGCGGCACTGTATCTCAACTTGTTGATAGTGCTAGTGGTATCCATCCTCGCTTCTCTAAGCATTACATTCGCAGAGTACGTAGCGACAACAAAGACCCGCTTGCAATCTTCATGGGACAGTCAGGATTCCCCGTAGAGCAGGATGTTATGTCACCCTCATCAGCAGTCTTTAGCTTCCCTGTGAAGGCTCCAGAGTCCTCTGTGACGGTTAAGCAGGTGGGTGCTATGCAGCAGCTAGAACTTTGGAAAGCATATCAGAACCACTGGTGCGAACATAAACCAAGCATCACTGTTTATTACACTGATAACGAGTTCCTGCAAGTAGCACAGTGGATATGGGAGAACTTTGACTTGTGTAGCGGGATTAGTTTGTTGCCATATAGTGACCATGTATATCAACAAGCTCCTTATGAGGACATTGACGCTGAGAAGTATGATGAGCTAGTAGCAGCAATGCCAGTGGGTGTGGATTGGGATGACCTAGAGAAGTACGAGGAAGAGGATAACACGACAGGAAGTCAGGAGTTAGCATGTGTAGGTGGGGCATGTGAGATAGTGTAGTAAAACTTAGGGGCCGCAAGGGCCCCTTTTTTATTTGTTTCTTTCAGCTTCTTGTTTTTCATCGTACTCTTCAGCACCGCCGAGGAACCAGTTGTAGACTAGGTTGCCTACTACAGGCACGGGCTTGACCAGCTTTGCTACGTTAGGGTCATCCTCAAAAAGCTCCCCTACTAAACTAAACGCATTACTTATAAGCGGAGTTGCTGGCGTAATAGTATTAACAACTGCACCTTTCCAATCACCGTTAGACAGGTAGCGATCAGTGGTGTACCTGTTAATACCGTACACGCTAAGAAGATTCCACATCGCTCTGTCAGGTATGTCTTCAGCTTTAACTTCCCTACCTAACACTAGGTCTTTAGCGTACTGAGTTCCTGTGTTAGCTGTGGATAAGTAAGCCGCCAGTAGTGCTGCGTTCTTAACTGCTTCCTTCTTGTTACCTTTCGCATACTCTTGCACTACATTCCTACGAACTACGTCAATCTGTTTAAGAGTAAAAGACTTAAGCATGTAAAGTATACGATGATTAGGGTTGTTCAGATAAGCCTGAGGGAACTCACTCAAAGTCACAGGCTGAACGTCAGACAGCTCATTGAACAAGAAGTACTTAACTGTGTCAGTCATGTTCCCTTCTTCAAGGTCTTTAATCAAAGCCTGAGTCTCGTCTCCGTAGGTAGACCCTATCTTCTTCTTAAACTTACTTAAGTCTTTCTTTACCATCTTCTGGGCGTTCTTATAAGCAGCGTTGATAAAGGTTTCTTTACCTAGCCGGTCTAGTTTTTTAAAGCCAGAACCCCTCATCACCTTTTCTAACAGCTTAGAAGTTCCTTTTAAACTTCCCTCCGCTAGTTCTTTAGATACTTCATCTAGTCCAATATCTATTAACTCAATGTTTTTAGTTTTGAATAAACTAGCTAGTGTGTTGCGAAGTCCGTTAAGTGCGCCTGAAGTACCTAGATCACCTAACTGAGTGAGCGCGGAGACAGGGTTAGCGATAGTACCCATGTACCCCAAGTCCCGGAAGGTGGCGTTCAGTGCTCCCGGAGATTGTTCTCCTCCTACGAAACGACTCTTAAGCATCTCAAGCATATCAGCTTCTTGTTCTGGACGAATACGCCCTTTGTTTATAGCGTCCTCAACGTAGTTACCTATCGACTTGTCAGCGTCTAACATCCCTTCTTTGTTAAAGGCTCCAAACTGGCCCATGAACTTTCTCTTTTCAATATCGTTCACAGCCCTACGTAAGTAGATAGCTAATGATTCTTCAGGAGAAGCATAGTACTTCATCTGATCGTCGCTTAAAGTTAGCTTACGCTGACGAACAAAACCCGGCTGACC